TGATTAATTAGCTTGTGGGCCTGCGTGGGCCTACATGGGCCCATAAGTTAAATAAGACAGCCATAAACTATAATATTTTAATATTTAGGAGGCCATATGGCACAAGCAAAAGTTGTTAATAACACTAGTGTTCCCGTAAGATCACAGAGTCAAGTACTTAATCAGCGAAGGGAACGAGACAACGAGTTAGTCAAAGGGAAGTTTGCTTATGACGAAGTTCCTGGTGGAACAATGACGTTCTCATATCGTAAATACAAAGCAGATGGTGTAAAGACTTATACTATAAAAGATGGTGAGATTAGAACTCTTCCTAAGTGTGTTGCTAAGCATTTAGCTACAACAGGTAAGGTTCCTATCCATGAATATGCTACTGATGAGAATGGTAAATCATTTGAACGTGTTGCTAGGTTTAAGAGAAGATATAATTTTGAAAGTTTAGAGTTTTTTGAAGATGAAGATTTAGATACATCGAGATTATTTACTTCATCAAGATAGAACTTATTTAATACTTATAATTAGCTTTAGGATAAATGTTATGCCTACACCAGATAGCACATTATCTACATTAGATCAGATAAGAGTAAGGATAAGACGTATTACGAGGAACCCTTCATCATCTCAGATATCGGATGCTGATATAGATAACTATGTTAATACTTTTATGCTTTATGATATGCCTGCACAGTTGAAGTTAGACTCCTTGGAACAGGTGCTAACTTTTTTCACGTCAGCAAATGTAGATATATATGAAACAAACACAATTGATACTACGGATCCGTTGTACAATTTTAAAAATAGATACACCAATGTTATTGACCCTATTTATGTGGCTGGAAGCGAAGTACAACTTTTTCAATCTGCTGAAGAATTTTATACAATGTATCCTAAACCTAATTATAAGGTAAACATAGGTACCGGGGACGGTCTTACTACAGCTTTTACTGGTACTCTTGACGCACACCCTATTCTAGCCAATCATGTAACAGTTTCTACGGTAGATACAGCATCTAGTGTGGTCATCGTAACAGATGATGGAGAAGGTGGCTTTACGGGCGCTATTGACCCTTTAAGTACTATCTTATATACAACTGGTGCATACTATATCAATTTCACTACAGCTCCAGCTTCTGGAGAGTATGTCTGGATTCAAGCTGTAAATTATGCAGCAAGCAAACCCACAAGTATCTTATTCGTTGAAGACAAGTTTACATTGAGACCTATTCCTGACATGACATACAGAGTAGAAGTTACTGTTAATGCTAGACCTACAGAACTTACTGCTGGTCTTCCACAGCTAGCTGAATGGGCTGAATACATATCATATGGAGCAGCTATAAAGATTTTACAGGACAGATTAGACGCTGAAGGTGTTCAAATGCTTATGCCTCAGTTTAAAAACCAGGAAGTATTGATTACGAGACGCAAGATTGTTCAAAATGCAAGCAGACGTGTCCCTACAATATACTCAGGAGGAGAATAAATGGCATACTCAGACGTTCCTTTGACTATTGATGAAACTCTTTCAGTAAGTCAGCCTAAAATAAGAACTAATTTCTTAAATATCAACACTATTATTTCGCAAGATCATGTAACTTTTGACGGAGCAGCAGGCGAAGGTAAGCATAAACAAGTAACTATGCCCACTCAAGTAGCACATCCTACAACAACGGCTACGGAAGTTAATCTATATTCCCATAATAATGTAGCTGGCTCCCCAGCCCTATGGTTTCAGCCTTCTAATGTTTTAGTTGCTGATACTGCTGGCGTAGACTTTACAACATGTTTAAACGCCGTAAATGGATGGACGAGGCTACCATCAGGTATTTTATTAAAATGGGGACAAGGATCATTCACAGGTGGAACTAGGGATAGCGCTATTACTTTTCCTGTTGATCCATTAGATCCATTGGCTATTCCTGCATTTAAAACTCTTTGTTATGCAGTTACAGTTACATCTTTAACTATTGCTACTGGTGTATATCAAGATAATTTATTTGGATGTACAGAAGTAAGCAAGACAGGATTTACAGCCAGAAGACTAGATTCAAGTCATTATGGAACAGGATTTACTTTTAGTTACATAGCTATAGGGGATTAACGTGGCATATGATCGCTTCTTAATAGCTCCATACAAGAGTGGACTAGTTAAAGACATGGCGAGTTGGCTGACAACAGATGATTCATTCAGTAAGTTGCAGAACTTGCATGTATCTAGGGGTAAAATCCAGAAAAGGTTTGGCTCTGCTCTTATTGGCGATCAATTATTGTCAAGAGCTAGAATAGCACTAACTATTGCAGGAGCTGGTATTACTGATGCTGGCGGCGACGCTACAGGTGATATAACTACCAACGGTGGTGGTCTTATCTTTAAGATAGGTCAGCAGCTTTCTATAGGTACACAGATATTTACCGTATATCAATCTGGAGCAATGCTTTCGACAGGTGCAGCAACTGGAACATTTAACACAACAACAGGCGCCTACACTATTACTGGAGCATCTGCTTTAACCCAGATATATTTTTATCCATGTGAGCCTATAATGGGAATAACTCATTATGAAAAGGGACCAGTAAACGAACATACGACATATGTTTACGATACTCAGTTTGTTTACAAGTATTCTGCTGGCTCTTTTATTAAAGACACCTTATTTACTGCTACATTGCATGGGGATTATAAGCAGTTCTTCTGGTCAGCTAATTACCTTGGACCTACTGCTGACCAAATAGCTCTATTTACAACAAACTTCAACGCTACGGTAGGAGCAACCCCTCCGGCTACAGACGACCCTATTTATTATTACGATGATACTTCATGGGGAGACTTTTCTGCGCATACAAAGTTTAATTCAGATGAGGACATAGTATCTTCTTGTAAGATAATAATAGCCTGGAAGAACAGATTGCTGCTTTTGGATACAATGGAGAAAGATATATTACCTACACCTACTAATGTTGCACATCCAAATAGAGTAAGATGGTCACATAACGGTAATCCCTTTATAACTCCTTCTTCTGCTACAGCTAATATAACTTATGGACATCCATGGCTCCAGCGTAGGCAGGGCTATACAGTAGTTAACGGTGCTTTTACAACTACCTATAAGGCTGATGGTGCTGGATACATAGATGCACCTGTAGAAGAACAGATAATGTCTGCTGCTGTTATTAAGGATAGGCTTATAGTCTATTTTGAACGTAGTACTTGGGAGTTAGCATATACAGGTAATACGGGTTTACCATTTATATGGAAGTCTATTTCTGCTGATATTGGATGTGAGTCTACTTTCTCTACGGTTAATGTTGAGAGTGAGATCTTGACAGTAGATACTACCGGTGTTTACGCCTGTAACGGTGTAAGTGTTGGACGTATAGATAAACAGATTCCTGATGAAATATTTAACTTTTTAAGGTCTGCCGAAGGAACAAAGCTTGTTAATGGAGTTAAAGATTATTCAAACAATTTTGTTTATTGGACCTTTTTGGATTATGCCAATGAATCTACACACAAGTATCCAAATAAGTTATTAGCTTATAACTATGAAACCAGGTCATGGTCAATTTATGACGATACGATTACAACTTTTGGTTACTTTGAACAGTCTACGGATGCAACATGGGCAACAGCTGGTAAGTGGAGTTCTACCGCTACATGGGGAGGCGGATACGAGCAAGCTCAGTCTAGAAGAATTATAGCCGGCAATCATAAGGGATACCTGTTTTCAATCGATAATACTAAAAATTATAATGCTGATGTTTTACCTATAGCTAACTTAACTATAGCGACCGGTACAGCAACGTTAACTATTCCTGAACACAATATAGCAGATGGGGATTACGTAGAGCTTAAAGACAATAATATAAGTGTAACTAAGGATTCTGTTCTGTCTTATGAAAATATATTTAAAGCTACTTGGGTTAGCGCTGATTCTATATCACTTATTGATCCTACTTTTGCTGGTACTTATGAAGGTAACGGTACTTTATCAAGAGTATCTAGGGTAGAGCTACAGTCTAAAGACTGGAACCCGTATGTTAAGACTGGTGATAGATTATATCTAGCCAGGATAGATTTTTGTATAAAGAATACTGGAAATGGTAAAGCTACGGTTAACTATAATGTAGATGCTATAAAAGGTATTGATTTTGTTAACGAAGGCAATGTTTCTAACGCTTCTTTAGGAACTAATGTTATAGATCTTCATGGAGATGTTGAAATGAATCCGTTAGAGGTTTATAGGGACATACTCTGGAAGACTATTTACTTTCAGGCTCTTGGTGATTTTGTGAATATAAACATAACCTTAAGTCCTGAACAAATGCTTGATAAGAGATATGCTTTAGCTAACTTTGAGCTTCAGGGTATGATTTTATATACCATGAAGGAGGGTAGATAATGGCATTAGATAATTCAACATTATTATCTATAAGTAACGTAGTAGATACATCTAAAATAGATTCGATAGACGTTAAGTCTCCTGAGTTCAAGACTCTTTTAACATCTATTTCAGAAAATGTTAATAATTTGTTGTTATCTATTAACTCAAAGGATATAGGTATATATGACGCTAATGAAACTCTTGCTGGCCAAAGTTATTTTGATCCTGATAGACAGGTACAAAGGCCGGTCTACAGAAAGGTAATAGATTTTGGTGTATTGCATAATGCTGCGGGCAATACACAGATAGCTCATGATCTTGATGCTGATTGGTCATATAAATTTACAAGAATATATGGCACTACATCAGATCCAGCAGGTCAGATTTATCTTCCTATTCCTTATGCTACTTCTACCGCAGCTGATATAATTGAGTTATATGTAGATGATACATATATTAATATAACGGTTGGAAAAGATAGAAGTGCATTTACGACGACGTATGTAGTAATCGAATATTTAGAGACTTAAAAAGTTAGAAAGGAATTATTATGTCT